CGCGAGATCTACAGGGACCTTCTTCAGATTGTTCGCAAAGAAGAGGTCGGACGTCTTAACCGCTCCAGCGACGAGGTCCTGACCGCCACGGGCTACGTCAAGGATCTCGAAGTTGCGATCAAGACTCTTGAGGGTGAGGTAGGGATGGGTCGAGTTGGGGTGCCTCCTCTCCGGACGTTTATTTGTTACGGATGTAAGATCCCATACGTTACGGACAGTACCGAAGCGGAGAAGCTTGCGGAGGCGCGGAAGAACAAACTCGATAAGCCCGAGCCTTTAATCAGTTTGTGCGATGAGTGTTACGATGAATTCCTAAAACGGAGACAAAAGAACATGCCATCCAAACGTAAGCCCAAGAAACGCCCTCCGAAGAAGCCCGTGTATCGACGCGGGAAGTACGCCCTCAACAGTCGTGAGGGCGAGGTGCTGACCTGAAGCCAAAAGAGTCAGATCCCAACGCGATGTACCGTCCCAAATTCAAGATCAAGGACGAGGTCTGGTGGACGGTCTCGGATCGCATCGTGGGCGGAACCGTCGAGGGGATAGCCTGCCACAAGGGGGACAAGCCCTGGTACTACTGTAGGCTATCGAGCGGCATCGTCACGATGCACCGCGCCCGGGAATTGTACGCGTCCTTCGACGACGCCTACAGCGCGTGGAAGGAGAAGAAGTACTCGAGGGATAACCCTCCGCACGCGTGGCAATCCGCGCAGGTCACGGGAATCATCAGGGATACGCAGGAGGAGAAGTCCCGTGATGCGATCATTGTTGGGACCCAGACATCTGGGACGACGGGACGTACGCGATGACTGGCGGCGTATTCTTTTCGAGCGCACCCGTGAAGGCCCCAACAAAGCGAACTGACCGCCCAGGACGCGCGTTACGGACCCGTCCTGCCTATCTTCCCGAGTGCCAGGTCATGAAGTTCCTGGGGGATTTTGAGAACCTCCACACAGGTCAATGGTGGAGGTGCTTCACGACGGGACGACAGGGGTGGGTGCTCTTCGCCATGATCGACGGACCTGGAGGAATAGCTACAGGACTTCAGTTTTCCTACCCGCGCAAAGCATTTAAGTGTGGCGTTCTTCCGAGGGAACGATGAAGATCGGCCCCTTCGAAACGGGTCGTGTGTATGCGGGTGACTGCCTAGAGCTCATGAAGGCGCTACCCGACAATTCTGTACCTATGATCTGGACGGATCCACCATTCGGCCACAATTCGAACGATGGTGATTTGTCTTCGTCTCGTGTTGGGATTAAAGGAGCCCGTCAGGCCCCAGCTATTCCGATAGCTAACGACTCTCCTGTAGAGACCGAAGCTGTTATGGTGGGCATGGCAGCAGAAGCCGGGAGGATACTTAACACAAAAGTCTCTTGCTGCTGCTGCTGCTGCTGCAGAGGAGGAGGACCGGATCCGTCCTTCGCGCGACAGTTTCTTCGTTTCGGTCAGAAACCTTGGGCATTCTTTCATGCTGTAGTGTGGGACAAGTCTGCGGGTGGGAATGGTCTTGGGTGGCGTTACCGCCGTAACTACGAGTTTATTCTGGTGGCCCACAGACATGGCGGAACGTTGGCGTGGGCTGAGGGTCAGGTGGCTACACCGAACATTGTTCGATTCACTCCAGTCCGTGGGCAGGAGAAGAGCCACCCAAACGAGAAACCGGTTGAACTCGTGGAGCACTTCCTCCGACTTCACACACAGCCGGGCGATCTTGTACTCGACCCGTTTGCGGGAAGTGGGACGACCGGAGTAGCTTGTGCGCGACTCGGGCGTGAGTTCCTCGGATTTGAGATTGACCCCGCGTGGACATCTACAGCCAACGCACGGATCGTAGGAGCACGGCGAGGGCTTTCTCTACATCAGTTTCGGAGCGGACAGCGTACGGTCTTTGAGGCGCTGAAATGAAGATCGGGCCGTACGAAACTGGCCGCGTTTACCAAGGTGACTGTATCGACCTAATGAAGCGGTTGCCGGACGACTGTATCCCTATGATTTGGACCGATCCACCCTATGGATCAGATTTCAATAACGGTGATCTGATTCATCGTTGGGAAGCAGCTGTTGGGGTTACTACTACACACGAGGCTGAAGCCCGTCCGATCCTGAACGATGGGCGAGAGGACATGGAGCGTGTGGTCAGTGGCATGCTCGATCAAGCAGGCCGCGTACTCCAGAAATCCTCTTGTGTCTGCTGCTGCTGCTGCTGCGGTGGTGGTGGACCTACTCCGCTTTTTGCTTGGCTAGCCAACAGAATGGACAAAAAGCCCCTCAGATTCTTCCACGCCGTGGTGTGGGATAAAGGGGGCTTGGGGATGGGATGGCGCTACCGTCGCAATTATGAATTCGTGATGGTTAGCCATCGGAAGGGCGGGAAACTCCTCTGGGCACGGGACGGATCCGGCCTTGAAACAGGTAATGTTGTGCGTCTTGGGAAGATCCTACCGCGCGCGGACCAGCATCCGACCGAGAAGCCTACAGCACTCGTGGAGCACTTCCTCAAGCTTCACACGACCCCGAAGGATCTGGTCTTGGATCCCTTCGCGGGAAGTGGCGCGACGGGAGTCGCCTGCGCACGCATGGGACGTCCGTTCTTGGGGTTTGAACTCGACCCGCAATGGGTCAAGCACGCAAACGATAGGATCAGCGCCGCCCAACGCGGACTGACGACTAAGCAGTCCCTTGGTGGACAGCGTACAGTGTTTGAGGCGATGAAGCCGTGATATCACGAATCTACGTAGGCGATGCGCTGGAACAGTGTGATCGATCCTTTCGGTGGGGCCGGAACTACCGCTCTCGTAGCTAACCGTCTCGGTAGAGATTCGATCCTCATCGAACTGAATCCACGCTACGCACAGATGGCCAAGCGCCGGATCCAGAAGGAATATCAGTTATTCCCGCACATGGCCAAGGTGAAGATCGTGCCGGAAAGGGTGAGAATCTAAGTGGGATGGCACTACCTCCCGGAACTCTTAACGAACTTGCCCTCTTCGCCGGAGCTGGCGGCGGAATCCTCGGTGGCATCCTCTCTGGCTTCCGGACCATCTGCGCCGTGGAAATCGAACCCTACTGCAGGGAAGTCCTCTTGCGGCGTCAGAGGGACGGTGTGCTTCCCCTGTTCGCAATCTGGGACGACGCCGAGACTTTCGACGGACGACCCTGGCGTGGACTTGTGGATGTCATCACAGCGGGGTTTCCTTGTCAGCCCTTCAGCTCCGTCGGCAAGCGCCGAGGGAAGGACGACGAGCGGAACATGTGGCCTCATACTTACAGAACCATTTGCGAGGTTCAACCGCACTTCGTGCTCTTGGAGAACGTTCCTGGGCTTCTTTCCTGTGGATATCTCGGACGAGTCGTCGGGGATTTGGCCTCGAGCGGGTACGACGCACGATGGGATTGCATATCGGCTTTCTCCGTTGGCGCCCCTCATCGTAGAGACCGCCTCTGGATTGTGGCCTACTCCTGTATCTCGCGACTGGTGGGATTCGGGTACTGGGCCGTCTCTCCAAAAGCGACACTCGCTAACTCTTCCAGCAGCTGTAAAGTCTCGGGCGTGGCCGACGCCGACTGCTCAAGGCCACAGCCAAGGGCTCGGGGCCGGAAAGAGACGCTCGGAGACGGGCAAGGGGTACGTCGCGCTTTCTACAGCAGCGAAGCTCTGGCCGACTCCACGCGCATCCCCGATGGAAAACAGACACACGAAGCGCTCGCCAAGCCAAGAGGCGGGCAAGCACGGACTGAGTCTGGCCGCAGAGGTTGGTGGGCAACTGAACCCGACGTGGGTCGAGTGGCTGCGGGGGTGGCCTTTAGGATGGACCGACTTAAAGCCCTTGGAAATGGACAGGTGGCACGAGTGGCTCACGAAGCATGGGAAAAGCTTAAGCCGCGCTGAAAGGATTCGCCTGGACGTATAGGATGATGTCCGGGGAAACAGGGAGATTCATACCCGGCGACTTTGCATCAGGGGGAAGCAACGAGTGACGAGCCCCGTGGTGGGCTTATGGTGGAAGGGTGCCGACGGACCTGGCCCAGGTCGCTGGGTGTTTTCACGAGAATTTTATTGCAATCTGCTTACGTCCCTCTACATACGTGTCAACCAGTAGAGGGACATTTCAATGAACTTGGAACAGCTGACGGAACTGACCCAGGATCAACTTCGGGAGCTGCGTGCTCGCGCAGACATCCTCCTGAAGTCGACCGGCGGTCACGATCCTGATGAGGAAATGCTGCACGACGTCCTCGTGGACACGCTTACGGCGCACCACCACAGGGCGATGCCCCTACACGTGGCGCGGAAGGCCCCGCATTGGGGAACGTTCCGCGAGAACGCTGCGCACATCCTCGCCTTCGTCAGGACGCACATCACGGAGAACCGCGTGGCCATGCGGAAGGCTCTCGGAGTCCTCCTCCGCATCCAGGCTAGGTGGATGCTCACGCGTGGAATTCCGCTATCCCACAGGACGGTGTGCCAGCAACTCGTGCGCATCCCCGACCTCGTGGAGCGCGAGTTCCCTGGGTACCTCGAGTCGGGACTGCTCTCCATGATCGTGCGACAACGCTGACAGCTGTTTAAACCTCCCGGGCTTGATGGGACTGGTTGGTTAGGTGGAGGGTCCCTCGGGGTGCAGCTCAGCTCAGCGAAACAGGAGGCGCTCATCGCCCTCCTCTGTTACGACACGACCCCAGGTGGGCCGTCCTTCCTGCTAGCTATCGTCCCGCCCGAGCAGTACGACCCGTACTACAGGGACCTGGCGGAACAGGCTGCGCTCCATATCGAGAAGTATGGGCGGCCCCCGGGGGAGCACACGATCGACCTTATCCTGACCTTGAAGGAGCGCAACCCAGAGAGCGCTGATATCTACGACAAGATATTCCAGAGCCTGCAGGTTACGAAGGACGGAGTCGACCGCGAGTTCGTGATTGCTGAGGCATCTCTCTTCGCTAGGTACCAGCGCCTGAAACGTGGGGTTACGACCGCCGTGAAGCACCTCCAACAGGGGGTGGGCGAGGGCGAGATCCTCGAGGCTGAGGCTGCTTTAAGAGGATCCCTTGAGGCTACGGTCAACCTCGTGGATCCTGGATGTTTCATACACGACACGAAGCGTTCCCTCGCCTTCCTCGACAAGCGCCACGAAGCTTTCCCGACCGGGATCAAGGAGATTGATCAGAAGGGTTTGGGCCCCGGACGGAAACGCCTCCACGTGATGATGGGCCAAACAGGCATGGGGAAATCCTGGTGGCTGATCCACCTAGCGAAACAGGCCCTCCTCCACAGCATGAGCGTAGTCTACGTCACGTGTGAACTGAGCGAAATGGACGTTTGCCAGCGGTATATTCAGTCAGTACTCGGCCTCTCCACAGAGCCCGACGAGAAGTGCGTGTATAGGATCTTCGAGTCGGACGAGCTTGGCCGATTCGAGAAGATGACGCAGAAGACTGTCAAGGCTAAGGGATCCTTCAAGGACGAGGGCATCCGTGTCTACCTGGAAAAGAAGGTTGGGGCCCTACGACGCCGCGCTCCTCTTGTGATCCGCGAGTTCCCATCGGGGACCCTGAGCGCCAACGAGCTTGAGGCCTACCTCGACCACCTGGCCATGGTTCATAGCCTGGTTCCCGACCTCCTGATCATCGACTACGCGGACGAAATGCAGATCGACGAGAATAATTACAGACTTTCGGTAGCCGCCCTCTATAGACGTCTTCGCGCCCTGGCTCAGAAACGCAACCTGGCCGTTGCTACCGCCTCTCAGGGGAACCGTGAAGGAGGGAAGGTCAAAATCCAACGGACTAGTCACCTGGCCGAGAGTCACGCCAAGGGCACGATAGCTGATATCGTCATCACGTATAACCAAACTGATAGCGAGCACGAGCTGCAGCTAGCTCGGCTCTTCATGGCTAAGGGCAGGAGCGCCCGTGACCGCTTCACGATACTGATCTCGCAGGCGTACGAACTCGGGCAATTCGTAGTGGACTCAGCTGGGATGGTTACACGGTACTGGGACGCGATCCACGATCTAAATGGCGACGGAAAAGAGAAAGAGAAACCCAAGAGGAAAACAGATGAGTGAACCCATATCCCTTGGCGCGCGCATGATACAGCTTCACCTCGAGTGCAACCTGCTCTCGGGGAACCCCCACCAGAACACGCTGATCAGGAGGAACAAACTCGCAGAGTTCATCCTCTACCGGGGCCACATGGAGTTCGTCCTCACGGCGATCATTGCCTGCGTGTGGGAACTGCGCCAACCTGTACCCGAGGGAGAAGAAGGCGCGGCGCTTAAGCAGGAACGTCGTGCGCGCTACGGTCGTATGCTCCAGATGGCGCAGCAGCTGATCGAGAGGAGCCTTAGTCCGCGCCCGTTCGAAGCCATCATGGAGATTGAGAATGGCCGTAAGCAGCGCAGCGGTCCGCGACTTTATGTCCCGCCCACTCAGGACGTGGGAGGGGATGAAGCTGATTCCGCCAACGGAGCTGGACCGTCGGATAGCGAACCTGAACCCGCAGCCGACGTTCCACACGAAACCGTATCACCATCAGATGGTGAGCTTCCTAATCGGAGCTAGGACCACATCGTTCTATCTGATGTTAGATATGGGGATCGGCAAAACGGCCGTAGCCCTCAACCTCATCAGATACCGGATGCAGCAGGGACTCGTGCGTAGGGCCTTGATCTTGGTTCCTGGGGTAGCTAACGTTGGGGAATGGATCGAGCAGGGGTCTATCCATACGCCTGATCTGACCGTGGAGGGTCTCCGCGACGACACACAGACGCGCACGGAAACCCTTCTTGGCTACTCGAACATCCTCGTCGTCACGTACATGGGGTGGCTTGCCATGGTGTGTAGTCGCCAACCCACCGGGAACGGGAAGCGTCGAATGCAGATCGAGAAGAAACTCGCGCACAATATCGAGCGCATGTTCGACTTTGTGGTGTTTGACGAGTCGACGAGCCTCAAGAATAACACGACCTTGACCTTCAGCGCATGCCGCAGACTGTCGAGACTCCCTTTCAAGCTTGCGCTCAGTGGTACGCCCTTCGGTACGGATCCGCAGGATCTCTGGAGCCAGTTCTATGCCCTTGACCGGGGCGAGACCCTGGGGAAGACCCTTGGACTCTTCCGTGCTGGGTACTGTACTGAGAAAGAGAACTACTGGACTGGGTTCTCCGAGTACAAGTTTGACAAGCGGAAGCACGCGTCCCTCAGACGCGCCATACAGAATAGGAGCATTCGATACTCGGCCGACGACTGCCTTGACCTGCCGCCCTCGGTGGGCGGCATTCGGAACCCTATGTACCGCAGGGCCGACCTGCCGAAGGAGACGCTGGTCTACTACACGCGCATCGTCGAGGAACTGAAGGCACTCGGCTCGGGCGAGATGCCTCAGATCGAGGGCGTGTACGTCAAGATGCGCCAGATCACTGCGGGCTTCCTCATCGCGGGCGATACCGTGATTAAGTTCCGCGAGAACCCAAAGCTCGAGCTTCTCGTGGGCTTACTGCGTGAGGTGCCCACAGACTGTAAGGTCCTCGTCTATAACGAATTCCATGTGTCGGGTGACTTGATTTGCGAGCGCCTGAAGAAGGAAAAGATCGGGCACGTACGTATGTACGGGAAGACCCCACGGAAGGACGAGGTCGTAGCGAGGTTCAAGCAGGACCCTAAAGCGCAGGTCCTCGTGGGAAGTCGTACAGTAGCCTTCGGGCTGAACCTTCAGGTGGCGAACTACGTCGCCTTCTTTGAGTCCCCCGACTCGCTGATTCTTCGGGAACAGTTCGAGAAGCGTGTACGTCGCCCGGGGCAGGGGAAAACTACGTTCTACTACGACCTTGCCCTCCGCGGCACTGTAGACGAGAAGATCGTGAGTGTTCTTCACGAGGGAAGGAACCTGCACGACGTATTGATTGATGGAGGACGAGCGCTGATATGACGGATACGGAGGTGAATCCTTTGCCAGAGACCAAGCTGGCGAGAAGACCGATCCGGAACATCGATCCGATTGATGATGCGTACTGTTCCAACTGCGGCCAGCGCCTCACGTTCGTTTGTGGGGAACCCGACTGCTGTGGCTGTTCCGAGGCTGAAAGAGTGCGGTCATGAAGGTCGACGGCGGTCCAGCGTTCCCATACGCATTCCATATCGAGTCTGAGAACGAGATCATCGTCAACCCAGGCATGACGCTCCGGGATTACTTCGCGGCGGCTGCCATAGCTCCGATCCTGGTCGCTCAGTGCAAGCTTGCTGAGCACGGAGTCATAAAAGACTACAACACGGTCGCCCACGAAATCGCGGTAACGGTCTACGACCTCGTCGACGCGATGCTTGCCGAGCGCGCGAAAGGGGTGCCGGAATGATCCGCGTCTTTGTCTCAGGTCCCTACACATCCGACCCCGAGGGCAATACAGAAAAGGCCCTCGCCTTGGCTACGGAGCTTCTTGACCTGGGATTCGTACCCTTCGTCCCTCACCTGAGTCACTACTGGAATAAGCTGTATTCACGAGACTACGAGACGTGGCTGGAACTCGACTTTGCGTGGATCGATGCGTGTGACTTCCTCTACAGAATGCCTGGGGACTCGCCTGGGGGCGATCGCGAGGTAATCTACGCGCGTGAGCTTGTGGGGAAGCCCGTGGTGTGCTCGATGCCCGAGCTATTCGGGGCTGCGTTTAAGACAGCTCGTGTGGTCGTGGATTCAACGGGGGTATCTTTACATCTCGCGCAGCTTGGGATGGAGTCTGTGTGCGGGCAAAGGAACTGCGCGCTGTCGAGTCGGAGTGTGGAGGACTGGGGAGAAAAGTCCTCGTTTTCTTGGTGTCGTAAGTGTGTGACGGAGCTGGTGTTTCTCTAAAAACCGTGCCTGCCTTCGACTGGATTCCCTTCCTCCAGCATTACTCAATCGAGTATGTGACGCAGGGTCCCA